GATTACATCTTCTAGTGCTGCATCAGTATCTGTGAACGCATATTTAGCTAATGTCCACAAGCCGTCAGTAACAGTATCACTAAACCCAGTTGCCCTGTTTGCTAACTGACTGAAACTTCTGCCTACATCGATACCATCTTTTTTATCACTCATAATTGCATTGCCTAAATCGTAGAATTTCTCAACGATACTCAAAGCCATAACGCTATTACCTTTATTGAATACCTTTTCACCTAGAATATATTTCATAGCCATATTTGACATATCACGGATGATTGGTACACCCATAGTACCTTGTGAAACTAGCTCTTCAATAAATGACTTAGCTAAATCTTCTGGTTTGTCATCATCGCCATTCGTCATAGCTTTGTAAGCCATCATTCCTATTGCTGGAGCTACCAATGACCACCATAGCATTTTAACAAACCTTGCATAATCACCGTTATCTTTCCGTGCATAGTTACCCTCTGTGATGATATTGTACAAGGTGTTAGCGTAGGAATAGAACGGAACGAATAATTGAGTAAATATAGACCGTGAACGTTGAATAGCAGCAGCATCCTTTGTATCACCACTACCAAATATATCTCGGACTGTTCTATCGCCAGCCTCGATAGATTGTTGTTCTATCCATTCAGGACTTACACCCTCTTTACCGATGAGTTCCGCTTGCTTTTGATCATATGCAAACTTCCATACTGGAATTGATAAAGCAAAGTCTGTTTCCGTTAGTAATCTAAACCCCATTTGGTTTATATCATCTCGAACATTTGCAAGTTGTTCTACCTTATAACCACCTACATTTGTATCACCTAAACGTAAGCCTTTACCAGCAATCGATAAACCTTGTTTCAAGTCCTTATCTAAAGTTTGTACACGCTCACGCATGAAGATTGATTGTTCCAATACAAAATCTCTAGTGTTGTTATAAGTTGTAGTCCCATGTCCATAGAACCCTAACCCAGCATGATTAACCGCTCTAATAGTATTGCCTATACCTATTCGATAAAACGCTACTGGAATATTCAACGCATTCTGCAAGGCAACTGATACACGCCCAACCATAACAGCTGTTGTTGTATTTTTCTTCAATGTAAGAATTAAGCGGTCTATATCGTTTGTTTTAGCTGCCTCATCTTGCCAGTTATCACGAACCCAAGTTCGTAAGAATTGGTAAGTATCTGCACCAAATTTATCAACAATGTAGTTTTGCAATTCTCTGTTACTGATTAGCTTATTAACATCGGTTACTGCTTTTCGCATAGTAACGTGATTGATAGCCTCTGTGATTGCATTAGGAATTACATCAAAATCTAGCAACAATGATTTATCTTTAACCACATCTAAACGTGATTTAGTAGCACTCATACCAGTTCCCCATACTGCATTACTACTAACCATAGTTTTTGCAATATCTTCAACTTGGTTATCACTTACGGATGCATTTACTTTAGGGTTATACACGATAGGGAAATATTGCCCCTCAATATTTCTACCACCGATAGTAAATGTCAAACCCTCTACTTTCTTTAATGGGTTTCCATAAAGTTCCTCTTGTACCTTACTACGTTCTTCAAAGAATGAATTGATATGATCCCATGTACGAATTACAAACTCCCAGTCCTTATCAGTCATGTGTTCTTGGAACGCACGTTCAATTTCAACCTCATTTGCTTTTGTGGTTTCCATTACACGTTGTCTGTTGCTTTCAGTACCCCAGTTAAGGGCAATCATGATTAATTGCTCTTTAGTAAGTCCATACAAGTTACCAACTGTATATAGATGTTCATTACGCATATTGAATAATTCACGCTTGGAATATATTCCTACATCTTTTGCCAATCTACGCATTGATACTTCCTTACGTTCATTGAACGCTTGTGTTGCTCTACTGATTGGGTCATAGATATATTTAACTGCGAACCCATTTTTACCGCCACCCATTCGTCTTAGGAATGTTTCAACTTTCATCAATGCTAAATGGAAACCATATAGTTTACCGCTTACTGCATCTGTTTTAGTTTGGTTATTAAGAATATTAAACACATCACCAGTTGCACCACCAAATGTTTCTGTAGCCTCGCCAATGATTTCTTGTACTGCATTTTCAAACGATACGCTTTTACCCTCATCATTCAAAATGGTTGTACCCTCATACTCATTTCTGCCGTTCTTGTACATTCCAGTCATGAGTTCTTCTAGTGTTTCTAGTTCATTCATGGTGATAGAACGGAACGGCTTAGGTGTTTTAGAGTAGAACATCTCAACTATCCAAGGCTCTAATTGAACCATGCTTTGTTTATTTATAATACCAACATCAGGATCTAGTGCTGCTAGTACTGTGTTCATATCGAACCCATCAACAGGTGGCAAACCATCATACTTAGTCAAACCCATTTGGTATGCCATGTGATTGTAGAAATAACGCATATTAGGTTCAATAGCAATAGGGTTTTTAGGTCTAGTCATGCGTTGTAATTGTTGTTTCAATTTCAATCGCAACTTCTTGGACTTTTCAAAGTTTTCAAACGCCACTCTTGCCCTTGCTTGTTGTAGCATTTGTTCACGCTTAAAGCCAAGTGCCTTATCTACATCACCGATTGCCAATGCTCTATCTGCTTTCTTTCCAGCAGTAACCGCTTTATTCTGATATGTTTTAAACTGAATAGCATTAGAAATAGGCAACTCACCTAATTCTTTTCTTGCTCGGTTCATGTAGTCTGAGATTGTTCCAAGTCCAGCACCACGAATAGAACGAACATTATTGATGCGATTGTTAAGCATATATTGTAATCGTTTGATACGTTCTTCTGCTTTTTCTAG